CAGCGATAGGCGAGTCCCTTTTTGAGAATCCTTTCCGGTAACACCGAAGTATCGTCATCGGCGGAAAATCCATTCTTCAGAGTCCCATCGGAGCCTCTAACCCCAAAGCTCGTGGCATACTCGAAAGCGATCTGGCTCAATCCATGGATTGTCGGCGCGGGGTTGATCAGCAGATGATTCCCCATGATCCGAAACTTGTACCACGGACCGGGGTTTGGAACGGCTTTCAATTGCTGCCACTCCACATCCGTCACCGGCCCGTACAGCGGTCTCCGCTGCGTCCGATCATAAAAGGTCTCGTTGTAAGCCCACAGAAATCCCTTATTCGGAAGAATATCAACCGAGAGGTCGCCTTGGTCTTCCCCCGGAATCAGTGTCCAAGTCGCCTGCATCGAAAACGCCTGCCACTTCGACTCATCGATCACATCTTCCAACAGGCTATTCAAGAGCCCAAGAAGCTGCACAATCGTGGTGTCTTGACTCCCCACCACAGTCGTTGGCACATTCAGCGCATGTACCTGACAATGCTCGCGGACTATGGTGAGAAGAGTCATTTAGGCATCCTCGGGTTGCTTGAGCGCGGCGACCTGGGCCACCAGCTGCTCGTTGGCATCTTCCAGAGTCTTGTTCCGGCTTTCGAGCTCGGACATGCGCTGGCGGAGATTCTCGACCTCAAGTGCAGTCTTGCCGATATCTCCAGCGGTATCGAGCCAGGCTTGTGCCTTCTGCTTCAGCCCGCGAGCGCCGATCCCGATTGCTGCCAATGTCGCTTCGTTCGCATTGGCGAGATCTTCCACCGTGCGGATATTCGCATCGAGGATGCTCTTCTGCTGCGCAGGTCCGACTGCCGGCCAAGTCACAATCGGCGTGCCATCTGCCGGGAGCTCTCGGCCTTCCTTATAAGCCGCCAATGCTGTTTCGAAAGCCTTCGCCCATTCCAGTGGCATCCGGCCTTCCTGTGCGTGTGCGAAGCACTGCTTTACCCAGTCTTCCGCTACCCGCTCGATCCGGTCTTTCGATCCTTGCGGAGTGATCAGTGCGAAGATCTCATCCTTCGCGACATAATGACCTTCCCGCATCGTTCCATCCCGATCTTCCACCGGGCGGATTTCGAACGTCACATAAGGCGGGCGGTCTTGAGCTGCTTGTACCATTTCTATCTCCTCGGGCAGGAAAAAGTCGGCGGGGAGGGGGTAGTTCCCCGCCGACACCTGGGAAACCCTCCCAGATTACGTGATCGCGCCCTGTGCAAAGGGGCGATTGATGTGCGCGACGTTGTAGAACACCGTGCCATTGTTGTAAGTCGCAGTCACCGACCCGTTGACCAAGGCCGTCGTGGCATTGTTCAGCGTGATGATATTCCCGTTCGGGCTCATATCGACGATGACTGTGTTAGCTGCGATACCGGTGCCACTGAGGTAAGCCCCGATGAACCAGCCCTCGTTGCCGGTGACGGTCAACTGCAATGAGCCGCTGTTGCCCTGAGCCGTCTTGACCACCGTAGTCGTCGCCGGAGCGATGATACGAGCGTTCAGGACCTGCTTACCGGCACTGTTGGCACCGCCCTGACCAGCTGCGGCAATACCAAACGTGGTATCCGCAGCGACCGAGGCATTGCAGTTGATCGGCACAACGCCGGTGATCTGAGCCCAGAAATACTGACCCACAGTTGCGGACGTGCAGCAAACCGCCAGCGTATCACCGAGGTTGGCGGTGTTACCAACTTCCGTCGCGTCGTAGCGCCAGCCCGTCGACTGCAGCGTCGGTACAATGCGCACCAGACCAAACTGGCGAATACTCGCCGTAGCACGGCAGTAGATAAACTCTGCCCCACCCCAGTAGCTATCCACCGCGGAGAGAGAAAGACCCGGCTGCTGCCGAGCCGTCGTATCCGGCAGACCCCAGAAAGCGATCTGCTGATTACCGACGATTGCATCAGTGTTTGCGAAAGGCATAGGTAAGTTCCTTGTATAACCCGGGGATATGGAAGTCCATTATCCCGGGAATTAGGCCTTCATAACGGCCTGAAGCCGGCGATTGGTGCAGCTGAGATTGCCCATCCAGAGGATCGGAATCACGGTCGCATCCTGGTTGTAAGGCGTCATGTCGTCCTGGATCGACAGATCGGCCTCGGTATGCACCACGAGCTCGAAGTAATCCGTGTTCAGGAAATACATGTGAGCGTTGGGGATACCGCTGCCGCCGTCGAAGATGACATCGCAGCCCTTGTACTTCAGCTTCGTGAAGCCGCCATCCGCCGTACCGCCTTCGGTGTAGCGCTTGAGCGAAACCTGACTCGTTTCGAAGAACGAGAAGTAATCGTTCGACGCAACGATCAGATTCGGCTTGTCGTCCCCGCGGACCTGGTTCAGCCAGAGTGCCAGCATCATCGACTCGATCGTCGTTGCGCTTGCCGTCACCGCACCGCCACCCTGAATCGGGCTGGCAAAGCTCTGAACCACGGACTGCCAGAACGGCCAAGCACTCGAATCGATCCCGCCGATCACTCCAGTTCCGGTATCACTGACCAGTGCCTGCAACCCGTTGATCTGGTTTGGCAAGGTGCCATCCCCATAGAGATCGAACGAGAAGTTGTTCTTGAAGGTCCGCATGGCGTTCTTGATCCGAGCCTTTGCGAGGCTCACGATCTTGTTCCCGCCGTTGTTGATGCGAAGTTCTAGCCCGCTCGCCACAACGTTCAGGGCGATCTGGCGCCACTGATATTCCGCCGCCGTGATGACGTCGGACTGCTGGATGTTCAGGATGTCATACCCCGAATAACGCTGGTAAGTCCCGTTCGAGTTGTAGTCCAGCGGAGTGGTAATCGTCAGACCACCGTCTTCCTTCCGAACATTCCCGCCGCGCATCATCCAGGCGTACAGCGCATTATTCCGCGAAAGGTTGTCCTTCACGTCCTTCGAGTGGTTCCGCCAGGTCGTGGCGACCAACTCGGTAAAAGTCGAACTCGGAGTTGCCATAGGAAAAAATCCTTAAAAGAGGAGAGACTCAACCACGGGCCTTGATCGACGCCATGGTTTCATTGAGCGTCTCGTCCAGGCTTCCTACAGGGACCGTCCCGTCCACAGTCTTTTGCTTGGAGTTGACATTGGCAGCCTTGGCTTTCTCGGCTTTGGCTACTCGATCGGCTTCAGCCTTTTTCTCGGATTCGATACGTTCCGCTGTAATGCGGGCGATCTCTTTCTCGCGGGTTGAAGGATTGTTGTAGACAGCCATGTCGTAGGCCTGCTGCAAGGACGTTGCCGCCCCGGTTTTCAAGAGGTTCGCGATGTCGGCGCTTACCTCAGAGAAATAGACATTCTTCGGGTCGGAGGCGAAGCTCTCGACCTGCTTGGAAAATTCTGCTCGCTTGAGCTCAAGCTGGGCCTGTTGCTGCTGCTCAACCCCACCGCGAAGCTCAGCGATCTGCCGCTCGAGCTCTTGAACCTTCGGATCGACAACCGGCTCGTTGCCTAACCTTGCCTTGATCGCATCGATGTCGAGCCCGTAGCTCTTGACCAGATGGGTGGCGACCTCGAGTTTCTGCTCCGGCGTGCCTCGCGCGAGCAGATAGTGGTTCGCCGAAAAGCTTTGAAATAACTGCACCGGATCGACTTGCTCGGCTGCCAGCGCGGCCCGAAAGGGCTCCACAACTGCATCATACCTCGATCCAAGCTCAGCCTTTTCCTTGTACTGTTCCAGCCCGCGGAACATATCCTCTTCCCGGCGGAGAACCGCTGCCTTCGCCCCTGGACTCATCGTAGCCCATTCAGCGATTTCTTCCTTTGTCCAGGTCTTCGGAGCTCCGACATCCTGGACAGCTTGCGAGTTCTCTTCGCTCTTGGCCTTCTCCGCCGCCGCCGCTTCTTCCTCAGCTTTGGCCTTCTCCTCGTCACTCTGAGGGGGAGCCTCGCCCTCCTTCGGCGCAGGAGTGGGCTCCCCCTCCACCTTAGGCTGTTCACCGTCTAGCCCCTCTTTCGACTCCTGCCCGAACAGGTCCTCGGAGATACTAGTCAGTGCGGACTCGATGTCCAAGCCTTCGGTGTCTAAATTCTGATCGTCGGGCAGTCCAGCCATTTCTACTTCCTTTCAACAGCCAAATCCGCTCCGCCGAGCAGCTCGTTGGCCAATTTTTCTTTCTTCTCTGAGGGCATTACTTCCCACTGCTTCTCAACGGTCTCTTCAATCGCGGCATCGAATCTTGCCTCTTCAGCCTCGCGGAACTTTTTGACCTGTTCCGTTTCGCCAGTTTCCAAAACCCGGCAATTGTGCTGTTTGAGGTTCTCTTCATGCTCGCGTTTTGATCCAATCCATTTTCCAGTAATCGGGCAGTCATACCCCACATTTTCGACTGAAATTCTAGGCGCAGAAATGACACGGCTCGCCGGGAGGCCGCAAGCCCCAAATTGCGGCTCTTCGAAATCGGCTAGCTTTACCAT